CTAATTTTGACCAATTTCTTGATCAAATGTTTTGAAAATGCGTTAACAGATGTTCTCTCAATATTGTTACAATCGGTTAGTGATATGTCGGCGAATTTTGATCTTGTCCTACATTTGTAGGCTTCGGACACATCGGGAGAAAAGTTGAGTTTGGATGTATTAAACCAACCTTGCAACCAATCTAGTTTTTCGTGGGACATACCAAAAGACAGGGCTATTTCAGCCTTGCATAATGGTATGTCAACTGTGAATTTAGATTCACTAGCCTTAAATGCTTCGCTAGCAATGTACGAAAATTTTTCACACATGTTAGTAGAAACATAGCCACTAAAGCAACTAGCCAAGTAGCAACCAAATTCATAGTAGACGGGAATGTTTTTATACAGCTGTTTGTACATGAATCCTAATGAGCCAAAATACGTTGGTAAAGACTTATAGAATTCCGGATTGATGACATATTGAACATTATTCAACAGCTTCTTCATATTCTGTACTTGATAATATACACCGTGATTTATTTCGATAAATTTGCTAGAACAAAACTCCACGTCATGATAATCATCACGTAATATTATTTTAGCATCGAAACCGAACTGTTTTGCAGTGTTTATATTCGTCGCATTCCTGTTGTTGACACCTATGACCCCATCATCTCCGTCTACTATGAACCTACCATGCCCCCCGGTGTTGTTAACGTCCTCGTAGTATCTGCAGGCTATCCAATTCAAAATTGTATTGAACAATCCAGTGTCCATGTCACCGGACCCGCGTGTACCAAAGAACTTAAACTTTACACCATTACAGGTAGTACCATCTTTAATAAGTTTAGCGTCGAATAACTTATTGATGAGGTCATCACCAGGATAAAACTTGTTTAGTATATATTTCTCAACCCAACACAACAACTTAGCGCGCTGTGAACCCTCAAATTTGCTGTAGTCGATCTCAACGTAGGAGGAAGACATAATGTTTTTAAACAATACTCCCCTCCCCAAGAAATTCTTACCTTTGCAAATCTGTGGTAATTGCATCAACGCATGTTCCAAAGGTGTTGTGTACATGCTGTAAATTATATTGAATTTAGGATCCCGACCCATAATAGCCCTGGGTGGTTTGACTTCGTTGTAACGTTCGTTCTTAATGAACATCTTTATCCTGGAATCTTTCATAAAGTCAAATCCTTCATTCTTTAGTGCATGAAGTGACTCCAAATATCTCTGTCTGAGTTTACCTTTCTTAGCTGATATGAATTCACTTATAGAAGACTTCTCGTCAAAGTGCGGGCGTAATAATGATATCAATTCATCACAATATTTTGTTACTATTTTCCTTGAAATGGACATTCGTGGTGTTTCTTTCAAGTATCTATTATGTAATGCAGTGACATCATTATGTAAACAATTACGCATGACGAGAACTTCTTCTTGTTCTACAGGTAATTCAATCGCTTTATAATAAAGCTTATCTTTGCATTTCTTGTGCAATTTGAACTCAGTCAGAGATACAGGCGTCACGACTGCACTCTTCCACTTCGCTAGAGACTCCAATTCTGCACCCATGCAACACAAAGTGTTCCGTGGCTGCAGAGTTGGCGTTCTAAGAATTGAGCGGTGAAGTACACCGCTCCAAGGATTAATACAAGTTGTGCTGCGAAATGGAGTAGGTTTAAAATTGTCAGGAAGCAGGCCCAAACAAAATTCCCTATCTTTCGTATCAATCCATACTCACGAGGCCTCGATTCTTGCATGAGAGCCTCAATTTCACACTGATCGCGAACTTTCTGTCTGGTTACAAGTATACGATTAACTTCACTAGTTGACAATGAAGTTGTGTCGATCTTTTTGGTGTCCAAAAACTTGTAACAAAGCTTTCTCACATGCTCTTCGCGATCCTCGATACTGCTGTACCTACTTGACATATTCAACTTAATGAAATTGTACATGTCAAGGTCAACTAGTGATGAGGGCATGTGGGAATTATCGAAATTATGGCAATCTCTAGAAATTTCACCCATGTAAAACTTGTGTCCAGAAGATACCAAAGACAATGGGTCCCACCACTTATTCCTACCGTAAACTGACCCTTCCCACCTACTTCTATTTTCATCACTGAAACTACAGGTGGTGTTTGGTTTGCTTTCTTTGGGAATGTTGCAGGTGCACAATGTCATATCGTCTATGCCACAAGTCACGCATATGTATCCAGAACTAGGGTCGATGCCTTTCCTATTCAACTTTATCCAACTGTTGGCTGATTTTATTGCCTGCTCTGTTTTTGGAAAATTCGAAAGGTATCGCAAATACTTTGCTGTTTGAGGATACGGGACATTTGGAAAGAACTTAGATTTGCCGTTGCCATTACTAGGATTGTTAGCCCGGCCGGCCAATGAAGGCAAGCCAGTTGACACGTTTTGCGAGGATTGTCCAACTCGGTTACTATTACCATTAATACGTCTAAGAGGCTTTGCACCGCGTGTACCATTCTGTATTGGAACGATAGGCACGTTTGCTTGTGGTGTGCGGATCATTGATTGATTAATTTAAAGTAAGCCAGTCAGGGTGGCATAGGCATTTGTGCGCATAACACCCCCCCCAAACCTTTGAGAGAGCTAATCACGAAAGCTTGGAGATAACGTTTTAAAGAAAACGTCTAGAAACTTGTTCAAGACAATTGCAAGAATTGTCAAGCAAGCATCAACTGTAATGCTTGGCTGGTGTGACCATGCACGCAAGTCCG